TAAACTTTCTTTTGTATCTTTTGTTCTAACTACAATATCTCTTTTTGTAAATTGTTTTAAATATGATACTGTATTTTCTGCCCAATGAGGCATATTAAAATACTTTTCTATATGATGTGACGGTGCTAATACAAGTATATAACGACCTTCTTTTTTCCAAGGTTTTATTTCAATGTGTTTTTTATACTTTTCTATTCTTTCATTATCTTTATCATTTAATTCATCTATGTAAGTTAATGAATAATCATTTTTAGTTATACGATATACTTTATCATTGACATATGGACTTTTACCGTGTCTACCACCTAATGTATATGCGTGGTCAAAGTAATAAAAGATTTGAGGAATTGCTAAACACTTTTTAATCAAATCACCTGTGCCACGTAAGATACCAAATACAGCAATAGGTGTTTTTAAATTTTCAAAAGTTTCCCATACTGTTTTGTCATACTGATCTACAGGTGCTTTCTTTTTATGTAATACACCATTGACACTTTGAACAAATGCTCTTATCGGTTTATCTGTAGTTTCTCTTGTTTCAAATCCTTGTATCATTTTAACTCTATTTTAAAACAGTCTGTATAATAATTAAACCAGTTTTGAGCATAATCACAATTAGAATAATCCTCAAACCAAGGTCCACCTTCGGTAAAATGTACGTTCTTAATATCTTCTTTGTATTCATATTCACCAGCTAACCAATTCCATTCTAGTGGTAAATCACCAATTAAATGATCTCCCTCTAACCATTTAAATTGATGTAATTCTAAACCAGACGCTTTGTTAACGTAGTCAGGTGTTAAAGTAGTACACTTTTTACAATTCATAAGCATAAAACTAGACCAGTTCTTTTTAGGATAAACTGTCTGTACTTGATTTAGAAATTTTGTTTGATTTTTAGGAGTGTAATCGTGTTTACATACTTGTACAGCATATCGGTCATCTCTTAAACGCCAAAGTTCAGCAATATCAGCTTCCATAATCATATCACAATCCATAAACAATGCCCAACCTTGATAGTTCATAAGGTGTGGTATAATAAATCGACTAAAAGAAAATTCAGTAGAAGATAGATTGTTTCTTTCTCTTACAAAATCATCTTTTATATTGTTTAAATAAATTGGTGTAATTGCTACAGGCTTAGTTGAGTTCTTTAATATGCTATATGATAACACATTAAATGCCACCTTCTCTTTACTATCGTAACCTATAAAAACATTAATCATTAACTGTATGCCCTACCGTTTCTCTTTCAATATCATTATGGTTAAATTCTGCCCAATATAATTCAAAAGCAACACCGTCTTCCAATCCTATAAATTGATGATAGACACCAGGTTTAACTTGTGTAAATTCGCCAGGATTTAAAATAGTTTCATCAACTAAATCATAATCTTTCTGCCATACTTTAACTAACATCTTTCCTGACTCTACAAAGAAGCCGTTCCATTTAAATTTATGTTTATGTTTAGAACAAGCAACGTTTTTTTTAAATTCTATTCTATGAAACTCTAATACTCCGTTGGCGTGTATCAGTTCAGTTTGTCCCCATATTTTACCAGCTTTCATCTGTTTCTCCTTAACCATTCTGGACTTACGCCAGATTCTTTTCTGTTTCCTTTAGTGTGATCGTAAACAGTACCTAATATAGAACGTGCTTGTACGTGTGCTTTAGCTTGATCTCCTATGTTATAATTTTGTACATCAAAATTTACTTCAAATCTTTTTCTAACAACATCAAAGATATAACTATCGTGTTGTTCTATTTCATTGTATATCAAATCTCTATCGTACATCTCTTTCATCGCCAAAGCAAAATCTTTTATCTTAGGGTGTTTCATATTAAAATATAAAAACCCACATTCACTGTATTGATTACCTCTACCTAAGTATGTAATCATACAATCTTCAGAATATATATGCTCTTTAATCCAGTCTTCATCAATAGGTTTATAAAATACACTATCAGCATCTATCCATATAACACCATCAGCATCATTATTTAATATAGCGTGAGTATATGAATATACTTTATAACAAAATCTAACGCCGTCAAATAAAAAGTTTTTGTATTTTCTATCTTTATTTCTTTCAACAAATTCTTTACATTCAGGTACTAAATCAAATAAGTTTTCATCTTCATTGTATATTCTTTTTTCAAAAGACCAACAATATGTTTTATCAAATCTATGAGCATACCTATCGTATAATTTTTTATTATAAGATGTTACTAATAATGTTTTCATACACTTTTTCCCATTTTTTACCTATAATATTCAATTCGTAGTTTTCTCTAACAAATTTTTGACCTTTTTTAATTTTATCTAAAACTTCTTCTTTATTATTAAGAGCCCATTTATAACCCTCATCTAATTCACCTATAAAAATAAATTCTTTTAACAAATCATAACTAGGCACACCCTTTGAAGTTATAACAAATCTACCCATTCTCAATGCGTCAACTGGTCTATTATTACCTTTACACCTCATCATATTTTTATTCTTACTAGAAGTAGGTAGTAAAACTAAACTAGATTCTCTAACAAGTTCAGCTTGTTTTTCAAAACTCCAAGGTATTAATTTTTTAAAATCTTCTTGTATTTTTAAAGCAATCTTTATTTTACCGTTCTCATCTGCTTTTTGATATACCTCTCTATATGGTAACATTTTAGCAGGTAATATTTGTTTTGGTATGTTTGTAATTATTTGTAAATTAGTTTTGTGTATATTATTTAATTTATCTCTTATAGAATCCCAATCAAGGTTTTTGTAATTACCATTACTTCCATAATATACTACCAAATTATTTTCAGTTACTTCAAACTTAGCCACTTCTTCTTCTCTCTCGGTAGGGTCAGGTATAACAATTGATTTTCTACCAGTGTTATCTCTTATAACATCACTTAATGCTAAACAAGTTGTTGTTACTACTTTTGCTCTTTTAGAAGTATAATTTAATTCTTTCTGAAGAAGTGGCCATTTGTTATCTGAAATATCAAATATAAAAGGTATATTTTTTTCAGTAATAAAATTAACTTCTTCTATTTTTACTTTTTTATTTAAAACAGCAACATCATTGGTGGTTATACTATTCAGATCATCTGTAACTCTACTATCTTTTATTTTAGATGAAGGCAATTCTGCTCTAACTCTATATGAGTAAGGCACATCTTCGTCTTTTAATTTTGAATTGTAAAATACTAACATAAACTTTTCAATACAGCTTCAATCATTTTAAAAAAGCCTTGTTCTCTTTCTTTAGATGACATATTAGTTGTATCAACATCACTATCTAAATGATCGGCAATTGTACAGACTGATAATGCTTGTTTGTTAAATCTATGTGCCAGATTATATAAAATATGTGTTTCCATTTCTACAGCAAGTGTGCCTTGTTTTTGATGTTCTTTCCACCAATTCTCATTTGGATTATAAAAATAATCACTTGACACAATGGGACCAACGTGTGTATCTGATTTTTCTTGTACAAATTTTTCTAATAAAGAATATGTAACACTAGGACTTAATTGATATGAGTCAATAAAGTTTCTTGTCATATTACTATCTGTACTTGCTGTTGTGGCAGCTACAACATCACCAACTTTGACATTCTTTGATACACCACCAGCACTACCAACTCTTATAATTGTTTTAACATCATAAACATTATATAACTCGTGTATGTAAATACCATTTGATGGCATACCCATACCACCAGCTTGTACTGATACTCGTTTACCATTATAAGAACCTGTATAACCTAAACAGTTTCTAACATCATTTACTAAAAAATGTGATGATAAAAAAGTTTCAGCAATCCATTTAGCTCTTAAAGGATCGCCTGGCAATAATACTACATCAGCATACTCGCCTTTATTTGCTCTGTTGTGTGGTGTCATATAGTTCCTTCCAATTGTGTATTCGTTTACCAGTCCATTCTCTATTGTATGGATGATCCATAACGTAAGTATCTAAACCTATTTCTAAACCTTGTTGAGCATAATCTAATCTATCTTCTACCCATATATAATTACTATCTTTATATCTTTCTGCTAATAAATCTTTTTTTGGTTGTGTAAAATGACCAGCACAATAAATGTAATCAAATATATCACCAAACAGTCTAATCAAATTCATCTTTCTTAAACGATTAGCATACTTGTCTGGTCCTATCATTGATATAACTTCTATACTCCAACCTTCTCTATGAAATCTTGTAACGTATTCAACAGCGTCTTTATACGCTGGCAAATAACCTAATACACCTGTGTTGTTAAATTCTATTACTTTTTCGTATGATTCATCATTTGATATACCAAATCTTTTTGCCATATTAAAGTATTTGTCTGTATCTGGTAATTTAATATAACCTTGATCTGCCATCCATACTTCAAAGGCATAACCCCAATCTAATAAAACGCCATCACAATCAAGTATTAATTTTTTCATTCATCAACTTTCTTATTTCAGACCAAGTTCCCAAATCAACATAATCTAAAACTTCTATTCCTTTTGAACCAAAGATAGGAGTATTTGTTATTTCATCATCTAATCTTTTTAAATTAAGTGTTGACTTTTCCATAAAGTTCATACACACGTCAAACGTTCTTTTTCTAAAAGCAAACGCACACCAAAAAGCATTATATCTATCTAAATTTTCTTGTGGCTTATCTTCATAATCTATTACGTTACCCTCATCATTTACAAATAACGCACCTTTTGTTTTTAACATATCTTTATTATTTTCTTTTTTATAAAGAAATGTAAAACCAGTTTCTAACAAACTATTATCAACAAGTGTGAATAAGTCTTTACCTGGTCTTAATTTCATTATGGTGTCTGGTAATAAAACTACGTTATGTTCACCAAATAAACTTCTAGCACTTTTAATAGCACCAGTGTATTCATACTCATTAGGATTTTGAAATGTAAATGATATGTTAAACTTATCTTTATACTTTGATAGATAGTTTACTAATTCTAATTTATGTTCATTGATGACTACAACAAACTCTACATCTTTTCTGCCATAATCTAAAAAGAAATCAAAACCATTATCTATTAATACTTTTCTTTCTTCATACTTCATTATCTCTTTAGGATAAGGAAGATTTAATCGTGTGCCTTTGCCGGCTGCTGGTAATATTACTGTTAATTTACTCATTGTATCCAAATCTTTCAAAATCAGGTTTATAATATGTATAAACTATTTCTTTTTGTTCATCTGTTAATGATATAGTTCTTTTTTGTGGTTTACTGTTTTTCTCATTAATATCATAGCCTAAATCATTTAAATAAGTCCATATTGTACCTTCTTCTAATTTAAATATCTTTGTCTTCTTAAAATCTATCCATTCACATTGTCGTCTTAATATACCATAGTCTGAAAAGAAATGAGCATTATCATTTTTTAAATAGTTTAATATTGTATGTAAAGACAAATTTTGTCCTCTATACATTTGATGATGATAAGCACTTAAAAATCTTTCATAAGGATTTCTAACTTGTACAATAAAATTATTAAAGTCTTCAGCAATATCACAACCAGAGTGTGTACCATATTTAATATTCCATTTATACTTAGGTAGTTTTCTTATTTGATTTAATACACTTGTACCACCACATTTAGGTATATGAATAAATGCTAATTGTTCTTTTGTTAAGTATATCATCTTTTATATTGATTTAATAATTGTAGTTTTTGTTCTACACTAAATTTCTTTGATGTGCCAGCAGTAATCCAACAAATATTATTTCTATAAGATTGTCTAGGTGTTTTAAATTGTTGTTCAGTGACAATGTGTTTGTGTGTTAAGTTTTGTTCTTGCCATAAATTCATTGGGTGGTCATCATCTGGTGGATCATCAAACATAACTTTTGCTTGTTCAACTACTTTCTTAGCACCTTCAGGTGTAAATACAGCAGCTGATACCCCACCTATTCTATTGCCTTTATCTCTAGCAATTCTTAAATGTTCAACACCATCGTTGTAATCATTGAAGTTTTGTGTGGCAACAGGCAAACAATTAATTTGTGTTTCTAATATTAAATCATTTTCTTCGTAAGGTAAGTTATACCATCTTAGTAAATAGAAGTGTCTTCGTTCAGGATTTTCTGGTAAGTATGCTTCTTTCCATTCTATATTATTATCTTCACATTTCTTAATTATTGATTGTGTAGGATTGTAAATGGCAATCATCTTTCTCATTGTCGGATAGTATTTCTGACATTGTGATTGCCATAAATCAAAGTAATAATTAAAGTAATTAGGATCAGCGGCACAGTATAAAATCATTTAGGTATCTCCGTATGAGCAATATGTTGTAAACTATGTATCTTTCTTTTATCTTCCATTGAATTAAAATAATAACCCTCTATCTTATCATAACCATTTTCTTTTGCCCACATCACACGTTTATTACCAATATGTACATAGTAACCTGGTATTAAGTTACCGTCTTTATCTTTGTGATGAGGATTTTTAGGTAGTATTCTATCTTTGACCCATTGTTGCCTATGATCGGTAACAGCTATCGGCCAAATCATTCCGTGCTTTTCAAAACTTTCATCATAACCAAATTCGTTTGATCTATTTTTGAGCCACGTATCGTTAGGAATTGTTCGTAAAGATTTTACATCAAAATATTGTGTAGTAAAATCAGGAAGACTTTTTTGTGCTTTTAATATTTTCATAACCAACTTTTTGTATAAAATAACTATCAGCAATATCTGAAATAGGATTACCTACTTTATCTGTATCAAATATTTTCTTCAAGTCAATTTTTGTTTCTTTTAAAAATGCCTCATACATCATATCTTTATCGGCATTACCTTTACCAGTCGCACCTTTTTTTACTACACTTGGTACAACTGTATCATATGATAAATTTAATTGTTGTAATCTGTACTTTAGAATACCACAGTTTTCTGCTATTTGAAATATAGCTTGACCTTTTGAACCAAAAGAATAACCTTCAATAAAAACTTTTAAGTTTTTTAAATCGTAAGTTAATCTGTTAAATGTATTGATTGCCCAATCTGATATTTGACTAAATCTTTTTATGGGTGTGTCGTATTCTTGGTGTTCATAACCAATAATGTTTTTTGACATTTGACCGATATATTTTTTCTTACTTGTCAAATAATAAAACATATATTCACCTTCATTATTAATACAGACGGCAGGACTGGTTAAACTATAATCAATTCCAACTATCGTCTTCGGGTTCGGGTTCGTTTGTCCATATTTCGTCATCTAGTTCCTCTACTTCGTGTCCACAGAACGGACAAGTTAAAGGTTCTAAATCCTGTATTTCTATATCCCATTCTACTGTATATTTAGTTTCACAACTAGAACAGGTTTTTTGTCTTTTCTCTATCATTATAATTTAAATTTCTTAAATTGGTCTTTCTTTACATCTTGTTTAACACCACCGATAACATAACTTTCTATTTCTGTTTCTTGTGGTGCGTTTTGTAATGAACGACTATTTAACCAGTGATCTACCCAAGGTAATGGGTTTGTCTTTTGTTCATACTTTGGTTCTAAACCAATGGCTTTCATTCTTCTATTTGCCATATATTCTACAAATTGATGTAATAGTTTTTCTGATAATCCTATCATTGAACCTTTACTAAACAAGTATGTTGCCCAACGTTTTTCTTCTTGTAAGGCTTCATCATACATTGTATAAACTTCTTGTTCACAATCTTTCATCACCTTCAACATCTCTTTATCACCTTCTCTATCACGCCAATTGTTGATGATAGTTTGTGACATCGCCAAGTGTTGACTTTCATCTCTAGCAATAAATGATATAATCTTAGCAGAACCTTCTAGTAATTTTAATTCACCAAAAGCAAATGAACAAGCAAAAGAAACATAGAAACGTAAACCTTCTAAGATGTTTACTGTTACCATAGTTCTATACAATTTCTTTTTTAACTCATACATATCAACTTTTTTATTATCAAGTGCCCATTGATAACCATAGTTAATCATTTCATCATAAGTTTCTGTAATTGTTTTTGCTCTTTTCTCAATCTTGTCATCTTGTATAATCGTATCAAATATTTCTGATGGATCAGAATATAAATTTTTAATAATGTATGTATAACTTCTACTGTGTATTGTTTCAATAAAGTCCCACGTTACAATACAACCTTCGAGTTCAGGCAAACTACAAAATGGTAAAAATGCTAAACAAGGTCCTCTACCTTGAACACTATCTAACATTGTTTGGTATTTTAGATTAGATGTAAAAATAAACTTTTGTTGTTCAGATAATTCTTGGTAATCATTTCTATCTTTTTGTAATGAAACTTCTTCAGGTCTCCAAAAATAACCTAATTGTTGTTGATTTAGTTTATCAAAGATAGGATATTTCATATTATCATACCTTTGTACTGCTAAATCAGGACCAAAAAACATTAACTGTTTTGTTGAGTCTAAATTTTTATCTTTGTTAAATACACTTTTTGCCATTAATTTTCGCCTTCCTTTAGTTCATAAAAATAGTTATCATCATCTCCAGCGGTCCACTTCAGTTCACTTTCAACCGAATATTCTATGGTGGACACTTTAAAGTCTGGAAACTTCAACTGACTTGGAGTTAAAGACTTATCATAAAATATTACTCGGTTATTAGGTTGAGCGGCAAAGTAGCCGTTCTCTAATTTCAATATGTTAAATGACTTATGTTGTGATGGTATTTCACTATAAGTTATATTTCTTTCTAAGTTCGTACTGTTGGCATTATCTATTGTGTACATATACCAACCGTGATACCATTTTTTATTTGGCGACAAATACTTACATTTGTTACCTGTTAACATTGTTTTTTCACATATACTAATATCATAACTAAAACAATCCCATAACTGTAATTCTGTTAGTGGTATGTCTTCTTTAATATCTTTTTTCCATACAAAAGCAGAAATAGGTAACTTATCAAATAAAGCACCGTATTCTGGTAGATATGTTTCAAAGTATAATGCTCTACCTTGAATACTTTTTGCTGTTACCCATACACCTTCAACAAACTCACCGTGACCTTTTTGTAAGTCATACAAATATTCTTTTTTCACATAAACATCTGTATGAGGAACATTAGTGACTAAAAATGCCATATGTTCTCTCCTTTATATTGTACAAGAATCACAATTAGCTTCGTCTTCTAATTCTTGTGGTTTAGTGTTTTCCTCTGGTACGTTATCATTAAACCCAACAGGATGTGCTGGTTCATCAATATCTTTTTTACTGTCATATGTATTTTGATAATAAGAAGTCTTCCAACCTAACTTATATGTAGATAACAAATCTTGTGCCATAACTGATATTGGCACTTGACCGTCTTCAAAATGTTCAGGATTGTATGACCAGTTACCACTGATAGCTTGGTCAAAATACTTTTGTATAACAGAAACTACATTTATATATCCTTCCATTGACTTCATATCCCATAATAAAGTATAATTATTTTTTAGTGTAGAATATTGTGGTACAACTTGTTTTAAAGGACCTTTTTTAGATTTCTTAATACTTAAATAGTCCCTAGGTGGTTCTATGCCGTTAGTGGCATTAGAAACCACACTAGAGGATTCAGAAGGCATTTGGGCTGAGAGTGTGCTATGTCGGAGCCCAAACTCTTTGATGTCTTTTCGTAGTTTCTCCCAAGGCATAGATAGTTTACGATTTACAATCTCATCTACCTCTTTCTTGTAAGTGTCTATCGGTAAGATACCGTCTGAATATTTTGTCCTATCAAAGTAACCACACTTGCCTTTTTCTTTAGCAAGTTCATTACTAGCTTTTAAAAGATAATACTGGAAGTATTCAGTTAACTCATCAACTTCTTTCCAGGCTTGTTTATCTTCATAGGAAACTTTCATTTTAGCAAGATAGTGTGCTAAACCAATATAACCAATACCTAAACTTCTTCTTGCCTTTGTTGATATTTCAGCCGCCTTAACAGGATACTGTTGATGTTCTATTAGTTCATCTAAAGCACGTACTGATAAATCACAAAGTCCTTCTAAGTCTTCTAAGTAAGAAATTTTACCAACATTGATAGCAGATAAAATACATAACGCAATTTCGCCATCGCCGTCAATGTGTTCTATTGGTACAGTAGGTAATGTAATCTCTTGGCATAAATTTGACATTGTAACTCTATCTTTAAAACTAGAGTGAGTATTACAGTGGTCAATATTCATAATATAGATACGACCTGTTTCAGCTCTTTCTTTTAATATGTCAAAGAATAATTCCTGAGCACCTATCTTTTTCTTTTTAACACTTGTTTTTCTTTCACAAGCTAAATATACTTCATCAAACTCTGGTGTTCCCCACGCCTCGTATAGATCAGGTACTTCGTGTGGTGAAAACAAAGTGATGTCTTCATCATTGATAAATCGTTCATAAAATAGTTTTGATATTTGAATTGAGTAATCTAATTTTCTAACTCTATTATCTTCACTACCTTTATTGTTTTTAAGAACAATGATGTCTTCTATTTCTTGGTGCCAAATGGGGAAGTGAACAGTTGCCGAGCCGCCTCTAACACCATTTTGAGTACAACATTTAACGGTTGCTTCGAACTTTTTAAGAAACGGAATAACTCCCGTATGTTGAACTTCGCCGCCTCGGATCTTCGAATTAATTCCTCGGATTCTTCCTGCGTTAATACCAATACCTGCCCTTTGGGCAACATAGCGACCAATAGCCATATCACCGCTAAAGATACTAGGCAAAGTATCGTTAATATCGACCAGTACACAAGAAGCATACTGCTTAAGAGGAGTCCGAACACCAGCCATAACAGGTGTAGGAATATTGATTTTGAATTGACTAATTGCGTCATAATATTTTTTAACATAACTCATCCTTTTACTTTTTGGGTAATTAGCAAAGATAGTAGCAGAGATTAGCATATACATAAATTGTGGTGTTTCAAACACCTGACCGTTACTTCTATCTTGTACTAAGTATTTGTCAATAACTTGTCTTAGACCAGCGTAAGTAAATGTATAATCTCTTTCGTGGTCAAGCCAGTTTTCCATTCGGTCAAAATCTTTTTTATCATATTGATTTAATATTTCTTTATCATAAACACCTTTTTCTACACCAGTAATTACGTGTTTATAAATGTGTGGGTGATCCCATAATCTACCAAAAACTTGTTTTCTTAAACTGAATAGTAATAATCTAGCGGCTACAAATTGATAATTTGGATTTTCTAGTGAAATTAAATCTGAGGCTGACTTAATTAAAATTTGTTGAATTTCGTCTGTGGATATACCATCATAAAATTGTAGTCCACTGTTCATCTCTACTTGTGAGGCTGACACGCCTTTTATATCTTCACAAGCATACTCTACCATCTCGTGTATCTTTTCAATGTTAAGAGGTTCTTTTCCTCTATTGTTTCTTTTGTTTACTTGGATT